CATTACCCAAGTCATCTCCTGCATAGAAGATTTCAATCTTTTCCTAGGAAACTGAGTGTGCTCCGCACAGAAGTTAGCCATAGAGGAGAACTTATTGAGCACACCGTCCTTTGTCAAGTACTCTTTCTGATAAGCAGTAACTACAGACATTACTTTATAGTGCGCAATCTCATTTACTCCTAATATGAAGTCATGACTCAGGATAGATGCAAGGGAGAAAGACTTACCCTTACCTCTTGATGCGAGTTCAGCACAATGCTGACCTCCTTCAAAGTTATTATAAAGACCACCATTTGCAGCTTGTTCCATATAATGGAATCTCCAGTAAATGCCTTCCCAGAATTCTGGGAAGTCTTCAACTCTGTTTGCTCTCTTAGTTCCCTTGATAATTTTAGAAAGCATTATAGGAGAGTAGTTCAAGAACCAATACATATATCCTGTTATCCACTCTCCGTCACTCTCTCTTACATAACCTTCCCAGCATCTTCTTTTCTCCTCCCTAATCCATTTACCATACTCACTGTTAGGGTTTGCATTAGGTCTTAGATTAGTGAAGCAACCATACTTCTGATAGTGCATTGCAGTAGGTCTAAAGTAGTCTACATTCTCCACTATATGTGGATTGGCTAAATCTATTATAATTCTACCTCTATCATCCCTAGGTCTATCCTTGGCATATTGTCTATCAGGAGAAACCAGTCTCCTGACGAACTCTACATTATTTATTATATCCAATAACTGGTCCCTAACTTCCTGTGGTAGAGAGTCAAGGAGCTCATCAGTTAGAGGAGTTTGATACTTATTAAATTCCATCTTTCAACATGGCTTTATACTCATCACTTGTAACCCACCTTAATAGCTTGCCTAAATAAGCTTTGTCACACTCATTCCATACCTTAATTATGTCATCAGCAGGAGTGTTTCTGACATCTTCTATAGAAGATATAAGTGTCTTCTCCTTACCCTTTATAAGGTATAGGTCATAACAAAACCTCTTGTATACCTTGAACTTTGGGTGTACTTTCATACTTCTATGCAGTACAAGCATCCCCTTCTCAGTCTTGATATTAGAGCTGAGGGATTCTACAATATCATTCAATTCTATCATATATCCAAACTATCTTCGTAAATTGTCTTTTCTCCTTGTCCTCTCATCTTACCTTGATTTCTCATCTCTGATGCAAGTGCCTTCTCTGCTTCATCAAGGTCTTTTGCCAAACTAGGTACCTGCTTGATTGTAGCAGTAATAGTGTTTAGAGTATACACAGGTTTACCTTTGTCATCCAACTGATTAAGGTCTATGTCCCTAAGTAGCTTTCTAAGTTTGTCTACTGCATACCTTGTATCTTCAAGGAGTAAAGCAGCTGTAGGCTTGAACTTACCATAGAACTCCATGGCTTCTGTTACAAGTTTGTCAGGTTTCCAATCGCTTGATAAACCCTCTCCTTCTATAATAGCTTTAGACCTTTCCTCTTCATCTACTAGGTATTGATAATCACTTCTAGGGTCCATCATAAAATAGATGTAACCCATTTCAGAAAGAGCTCTGTCCTTATTAATAGACCTGTCTCTATTCCATATTTTCTTAAATGGTGCAAGTGTCAGAGCTTCAGGCTCTATGGTCAACTTGTAACCTTCATATTTGAGTAACTTCATATCTATAAAATAATAAAGGCCTGCTGAATAATCAACAGGCCCTATAGTTTAAACTATAATAGTAGGTTTCTCAGGTTGAATAATTTGGACTGTTGGGTCTTCAACATCTTCACTTTCCTCAACTACAAATGTAATGTCTTGGTCATACAACATCAGACAATCTTTGTCATTGAGTTTAATAGTGCTAAACTTATATCCTACAGTCATATTATCACCAATAACTCCATTGTGGAGAGACTTGTCATTGTGCCTTGTGACCATATATCTTGTAGGGTCAATACAAACTACATCACCTGGTTTGATTCCTCTTACAGTATCTCCTACTGAGATTACTGTCTGGTATTCTTTGAGAGAGCCCTTTGCCTTGGTTGGGTCAACCAACCCACCTCTTAACTGGTCAGTTTCATAGACGTCCATAGTAGTGACGATTCTATTAAACATGGGCTTAATCTGTTTTAGCTTCTTCATTTCTTCTAAGCTTCCTTATATGGTTAAATTTCTCTTTTACTCCTATGTACCTTGTGTAGGTACAGGTGAGTTTGCCCAGTGAAGGTATATTAAAGTTTGGTCTTAAACTAAGAAACTCAGCCTCAGTAAGTTCCTCTTTTAAAGGTAGTTCCTGGACTGAGTTCCTTATATATGACCAAAATGCCTTATAGGCTTTGTCTACTATCTCAGTAGGTATTCCAGTATCTTCTGATACTTTCTTTATGATTTCTGTGTAGGTCATTGTAAGTTAAATGAGAGAAGCAATAGAAAGTTCTTAGCATCCTCTTCTACTCTAGGTATGAACTTAGGATTAATCCTACCATTGTCAATCATCTTGCTCTTCTTGAGTTTAGTCATTATGACTTGAAAGTGTGCCTGTGTAATACCACATTCTTCCCTAACTTTCCTCTTGGTTTCCTCATTCATAGTGTACTTATTAAGTACCTCTTGGTCTTTAATAACCTTGCTGAGTTCATACCTTTGCTTCAAGAAAGCAGCCATAACATCAGTCTCTCTTTCAGTCAACTTATGGAATGGCCTTAGAAACTCTAGCCAGTACCTGAAGAACTTACCTTCTGTAGAAGTAGGGATGGTAATAACATTATTAATGTTCCCCATTTTACTCTACATTTAGTCTGCCTCACCAGCCTGTTCATCAGTGGTACCTTCAGTATCCTCTGAATCAATTGTAAGCATCTCCTGTACCTCATTAGCACACTTGCTTACAAACTCAGGCTTAAATGTTTCTTTGTTCTCAAGTACCTTGAACAACCAGTTCAGTCTGATTGATGCAAAATCAATACCTCTGAGTTTGTTCTCAGCCATCATAGCTCTCTGCTGAAGCTGAACAGCAGCCTTTTCAAGCTCCTCATAACTCAGCTTCTTAGTGTCTTTGTTTTTCTCTTCCATTATTTAATTCTTTTGTAAGATAATCAAATCCATATCTATCTCTATAGAGTTTTCTCCAATCCTCTATATGTGATTGTTCTATATCTGTGGAGCCACACTCATCACAGTAGTCAAGGTTCAACCCTGATGCTACAGTCTTTACTCTTAAAGATAAACAGCTCTTGCAGTAGAACACAGGTTCATCATTGTAATTTGAACTGTCCATACATCCTCTTCTTTGTGTAATTCTGAGCTCTACCAGGAGTAGCCTTCCTATTATTGAAGGGTCTGTTAGGGAAGATAATGCCAAAGAACAAATCTACATGGCCTCTTCTAATAGCTCTTCTTACTGATTTAAACTTAGATACAGCAGCATAGGAACTGAATCTTGGTAAGATTGACTTCTCATCAAATGCATCCTTGATAGATGCAGCTATATCCATTGTGTTGTCTTTAATTGTCTCTTCCATTTCTTTGTTGTTTATTTAGTTGCGGGGGTGGGTAATGCTCCCACGGAATCTAGCTTATGAGACTAGATGGAGGACTTCCTCTCCCCACATAATTGAGCAGGATAAGGGAATTGAACCCTCATATCCAGTTTGGAAGACTGGCATAATAACCTTTATACTAATCCTGCATTAGAGCTTCCTGTAAGACTCGAACTTACAACAGACTGATTACAAGACAGTTGCTCTGCCAATTGAACTAAGGAAGCATCACTTATTATTTTTTCAGCTTTCCACCAGCAGCTAGTTTCATTGCATTAGCCCTCTTCTCTAATGCTGAAGCTTCTGTTCTGGCTTGCTTAATGGCTGCTGATTTTCTTTTAGAGTCGGACATTATCTCTTGGTATCTAGCCATTGTCCTAGCATCCTCTTCAGCTTGCCACTTCTTTTCCATGCTTGATAAATTCTTCGCCATACTTGTTTTCTTTTGATGCTACAAAGTTAAGTAAAATATTTCATACTACCAAATAAATTGATAAGTATTTTCACACAAAGTGCAAATAAAATGGTGATAGAAGGGTGTACACTACCTTAATATACCAAGGTTGACCTATATTTAAATCAACACTTTTAACCCTATCTCTCTTAATGCCAAGGGCATACAATAAATTATGTACCCTCCATTCATTAACCATACTGAATAGAGACCTTTTGCTTATTGCTCTCTCAGTAGAATCATTTAGGGATTCAGCTCTTATCACTCTCAGAATATTCCTCATACTGGATATGTTCTTGAATCTATAAGAATCCTCTATATTAGTATTGTATTCTGATATAGAAGCTTTGACTATCATCCCATTGAAATAGAATATAAACTTCTTTTCCATAGTACCCAAGGTGGGACTCGAACCCACACTCTACTATTACTTCGACATAGCTTCTAAGGCTATTGTGTCTACCTATTCCACCACTTGGGCATAGTGGAGACAGTGGGTATCGAACCTCACATCTTAGGATTTTCAGTCCTCCGCATAGACCATCTTTGCTATGTCTCCAATCAATGTGGGAATAAATGGAGTCGAACCAATTTAGCCAGAGGCAACAGTTTTACAGACTGCACTAATTCTCCGCATTAAAGTATTCCCATAATAGTCTTCCCACAGGGACTTGAACCCTGAACCCTCTGATTAAGAGTCAGAAGCTCTGCCAATTGAGCTATAGGAAGTTGTGTAGCCTACAGCTGTTTTTATAGAGGTTCCTCCTAGGAAGTGGCTACCAGCATCCTCTTGTATCTTATGTTTCTACATTATATACTATCACAAAAAGAAGGGTGGGAATTATCCTATGTAATTCATAGGAATCATTCCCGAAGGACAGAAGTATGCACTTTCCATCTGTTTAAAGTACCATTTAGCTGCCTTCTTCAGTAATTTACATGCTCTTTTCATAATAATATAATTTAGAAATTGTATTATCATAGAGTAGTAGCTGAGATGGGTAATGCTCCCACTATCTCCTACTTATAAGGTAGGTGCTTCTACTGTCTAAGCTACTCAGCAATATATAGGGTGTTAGGGGGACTCGAACCCTCTTCTCTTGATTCACAGTCAAGCACTTTACCTATAAGCTACTAACACAGTGGGCAATCTAAGGCTCGAACTTAGGACCTCATGAATATCAGTCATGTACTCTAACCAACTGAGTTAACTGCCCAATAAGCAAAGGTGGAGAGAATCGAACTCCCATTGCAGGTTTTGGAGACCTGAGTAATACCATTATACCACACCAATGAATAATGCTACCATTGACCATCCTCTGTAGCTAAGGTGAGTTATACGACACTCAAGTGGGCTAGACTTACATACAATGTAAAGCCACTAAGTTACGTTGAGTCTTACACTAGTACTATTCTCTTTATTATGCTCCCCCTGTAGGACTTGAACCTACGACCTTTTGATTAACAGTCAACTGCTCTAACCAACTGAGCTAAGAAGGAATATTTAGTGGACTAACTGGGACTCGAACCCAGGACTATAGAGTGCAAATCTATTGTTATAGCCATCTTAACTAAAAGCCCATATAGTAGGGAAAGAGAGACTCGAACTCTCGACCTCATGCTCCCAAAGCATGCATCATAACCACTAGACCACTTCCCTAAGTATATTGAGGAGGGCATTAGACTCGAACCAAATACCCTAAGGTACATCATGCTTAGCAGGCAGATGCAGTACCTCACTGCTTTACCCTCCATTTGAGGAAGCTATGGGATTTGAACCCATGAACCCTGTTACAGGCTGCTGGTTTTCAAGACCAGTGCATTAAGCCACTCTGCCAAACTTCCATAGCTGGATGTGGGGGACTTGAACCCCAACCTCAACAGTGACAGTGTTGTATGCTAACCATTACACCACACACCCAATATCTAGTAGAGCCACTGGGGATTGAACCCAGATTACCACCTTGAAAGAGTGGCATCCTAACCTGTTAGATGATAGCTCCATTTACCCACTTGCACCTTCACAGGTTGGGTGGGTTCCTTTCAATCACTTTAAACAACAAACAAAAACAAAACGCATCTCCGCAAGTACCCCCTCTAGGACTCGAACCTAGATTGATAGTTTAGAAGACTATTGCATTATCCCTTATACTAAGGAGGCATTCAGTGTTGCTGCTAGAAGACTCGAACTTCTAAACCCAGTGCCAAAAACTGGTGTGTTAGCCTTTACACCAAGCAGCAATTTCAATTGACGGTGCAAAGATACGAAAAAATTTTGAATTATGCAAATTTTTACTGGATTATTTTTATTTCTTTCCTTTTTCCTGTAAATCTGAAGTACCTGCGAGACCCTGAGAAGTCACCATGAGCAGCATCTGGGTCATCAAATCTTTTTAGTGGTCCTTGCAGTCTGTAGCTATCATTACTCCTTCCTCCATTAGAGTAGTTTACAAGAGTATCTCCAGGCTCATAAGGGAATCCATTATGTATACCACTTTTATCTGATACACTATCAAACATCACTGCATGAGTAGGGTGGTTATTCTTGTTTGATAATATAATAATGTCACCAGGTACAGCGTCACTTTGATTTATCTCTTTATAGCCATAGTCCTCAGGGTGAGCTACCATATTAGGATTAGAAGCTACTGTATTATTTGGGTCATAGAAGCCAGTTACAGTATTGAGACAAGTATGTGGGTCAATGCCTAGAAATGGTACACCTGCTAACCAAGTAGCACCAAACCTTTGTGTCTTAGTCATATCTTGTGCATTGCTGAAATCTGTGTTTGGTCTAGTTGCCTCTCTACTTCTATTTAATGCTGAAGACTGAGGTGTAACATCTACACTATGTAACATAGTAGAACCATCAGGGGCATATAATGATGGTGGATTATCCTCTTGACCTAGGTAATCTAGAGTCCTATCAGTATCCCAATCATTATCAAACTGTGACTGAGACATTACATAACTATTATCTCCGTACCAGTGTCCACCAGTAATTCCATTAGGGTTATACCTATTCTTACTACCTGAGTATCTAGATTCATCTGAGAAGGTAGGATGAGTAGCTGTCTTATAGGTATCAGGAAAGTGCTCACTACTATTTTTATCTAATAGTCTCCATGCTCTGTCTGGGTCATCATGGTAGTAACTCTCATAGTCATAAGTATCATCTCCATCTATTATAATGCCTTTATACTCTTTTACCTTCTTCTTCCAATTAAGGTATCCTCCTTTAGCATAAGTATTATATGCTTTCCTTATAGTACTTAGGTCTGTAATACCATTCTGAACTCCTATTTGTATATACTTGGCTCTATCAGCCATTGATAGTTTATTCCACATATTCTATTGTTATTCTGAGTGGGTTTATACCTATATATATTATAGGTGCAAAGGTAAGCATAAAAATTGATACTACAAAATTTTTCTGAAATTTTTCTGCGAGTGTTAGATTTGTAGGAGTGAGGAATAATCACAACATCACCACCCCCATACATTGACAATGGGGACACTCCCCTGGGGTCTTGCAAAAGAGACTCCTTATTGTCAGCAGTGCTTGATGCAATCAGCTAATCACATCAGCACTACAACCATACATTGACAGAAGAAGTGAAGAACAGTAGCTTCAGCTCGGCCACACCTACTACACACTAGGCCAGCAATCCTGTCTGCATCATGACTCTTGTAAAGAACAGAGTAATTCCAAAGTCTTGTGAAACCAAACCATTCTTCACAAGCAACAATGCTATGTCTACAGCATCTAACAACGTAGGTATTCGTAACTCATGGTCACTCATTGATTTTGCCAAGTCACATGGCAAGATGAAGGTCACCAATGAGTTGACCAACAGCCAGACAGGCGAGACATTCAAGTCTTGTGCCTTCGTAGCTCCTGGTGGCTCTGTAACACTGGTGGGCTTCAGCAGCAACCTTGGTGAGTTGACTCCCAAGCAGATTGCAGCTCAGAAGGACTCACTGCAAGTGGTTGAGCTGGAGTCTGGCAACTTCAAGCTCTGCAAGGCTGGCTCTGACAGCTGGGAAGAGGTTGACCTTGGACTGTAAGCACAATGAGGGGTGGGAGCTTCGGCTCCTGCTCCTCTTGACTCTTTCTAATCAAAACAATACTACATCCTTACATTGATATGAAAAAGATTACATTTTTCATTGCTATTGCAGCAGCTGCACTGGCAATGGGGTCATGCTCAACCCAAGTGAGCAATACTAGAGATACAGCCTATGAACAGTACTGTGACAGCATTTGGGAAGCAAACCCTGAATACTACATGGATGTACTGTGCGAGACTGATGAATATTGCACCTATGTAGAAGAACATGGTCAATGGTGGTAACAGTGAGGAGGGAAACCTCCTTGCTGTTCTTTTTTCTATGGGCTATTAACTTGATTTAGTCTTAGGTAGAATTTAGTCTTGAAATGCCATAGAATCGTGAGGTGCATCCATAATAATAGTTTAGGTAGAGTTAGTTGTACTTAGTATTATATTATATATTATATAATAATATAGCATCAACTTTTTCTGTAATGGTATTGGAGAGAGTGCTAAAATGCCAAACTACTAGTAACAACTATGGGGTATAAAGTGGACTAACTTTGCCATAGAATGAAGTAATGATGTACTATAGTATAATGTAAAATAGTGTTAAACTAATCAAAACATCACTCAAACTTTATGGGGTTGAGTGTTATTGGTGCTGGGTTATTTGGGTGTTGGGTTATTAGTTTATAGTGGGTTAGTCTAGTGGGCTAATCAATATAAGTTTCTTAGTCTTGTGGGTGTTGGAGTTTTGTTAAGTCCTAATCAAAACATCACTCCACCCATATATTGACAGAATAAAGGCTATTGGGGATTGGAGTCCTGATAGTCTTATAATATTGTAGTGCTCCCTGTTAGATGTGTCAGTTTACATATCAATGGCTACTGAGATGTAGTCCCTGCTTTATGTCACAAGTTGGCATCAAAAACTCTTGGTCTCTTATTGACTTTGCTAAGTCACATGGCCGAATGAAAGTAACTGGTGAACTCACAAATTCTCAGACTGGTGAGACTTTTAAGTCTTGCGCATTTGTGGGTACAAGTGGTGCAGTTACCCTTGTAGGTTTCTCCTCTAACCTTGGAGAACTCACTCCTTCACAGATTTCTGCTCAGAAAGACAGCCTTCAGGTTGTTGAGCTTGAGTCAGGCAATTACAAGCTGTGCAAGAGAGGTACAGATAGTTGGGATGAGGTAGACCTTGGTCTCTAAGTCCTTGAAAGTTAGGAAGTTGGGATAGTTTGGTTACAAGTGTAACTGACTATCTCTCTTCCCAGCTTTTCTCTCTTTTTTGGCTACAGTTAGTTTCAACAAATTCTAATGTATAGCTAAATTTACTCAAACTAAAGCAAGAAACAAAATGCTAGATTTCATATTTAACTATATAATAGGACTACTTATTGTCCTGTTAGTGCTAGTTATTCTGCGAATATTAGCTTATCTTACATTCAAATCTGACAAATAACAAGATGAAAAAGTTAGTTTTGTGCATACTCTTAGCACTCTTCTGCATTGCATCTAATGCACAAGTAAAGAGAGAAGGTAATACCTTTAAGGTAGAGCAAACATCAAAGTCTCAAGACACTAAAACCAAATATACTTGGGAAGATAAAGAGGGTAATAAATATCCCATCTTTGTTACCAAGAATGGTGCATGCTATGTAAATAGAGTGTCAAAGAAGACAGGCAAAGAGTATAAGTACTACTTGCCTAAAGATGTCCAAGCAACTATTAAAAAGGAATTAGGTTATGAAGGCTGAAATAGAATGGCATGATGCCTCAGAGAAGCCTGTAGAAGGTAAACCACTATTGATACTATCAAAGTATTCATGGTGTAATGACAGATATGCAAGAAACACTGGTCTATATGCTGATGTTAACAACACTGGACCTAAATTCTATGTTCATGGTAACCCAGATACTGATGTAATTTACTGGGCTTACTTCCCCGAAATGCCACCTTTTATTAAATAGTACAGGCATGAAAAGATACAAAGTAATAGACTCTGAGGGTTATACTCTCAGAGTCTTCTCTACATACAATCAAGCTATGACCTATAAGATAATTATGGGTAGACTTGATTGGTCAATCAAATAACAAGAAATTAACAAATAATAAGTAGCAAATGGCACATACCAAGAAACCAGTGTGCTCTTCAATTAAGAAGAAGTACGCTAAAACCACTATTCATATTGTGGTGAGAAACATTTCCTTCAGATTAACTAAACAGGGTTATCTATCTATAGAGATTCCTGAAATAGAAGCATGGAGGGAGCAAGAATGAAAAAGAAAGTAATCTTATGCCTTAAAGGCATACTACTATATACTACTGGAATAGTTGCAATGCTGTTCATTAGTGGTATTGACAGTATCTATGATAATGGGTACTTTGAGATAGCTGTCTTGATTGTAGCAGGTTTAATCTATGCTTGTTACAAGACAATTAGTAATGAAGAACTTGATGCTCTTTGCTTTACTAAATTGCTCAAGATAGACAAAGAAGAAGAAGGTGAAGAATGGTAATTTGATAAGGTAAAAAGGTTGATTTTAAGGTTAGACATTTTGATTTTGTTGAACAAGTGGGAGGGTCATGGTCTGTGAAGATAGTGGCTCTTTTTTATTATGGTTCAGTAGCTCAGTTGGACAGAGCAACAGTCTTCTAAACTGTGGGTCATGAGTTCGAGTCTCATCTGAATCACCAATATCAGACTAGTCATTCAAAACAGTGAAGTAAGTATAAACTGATGATATTAAGGTTTGTGCTTTGAATTTACCGAATATTGGGATTTCAAGACCCTTTAGTAGTTAATTCTAAACTGTTTTTTATGCTCCCATAGTTCAAGGGATAGAACAAGAGTAAATAAATACCTTAGTTCATTGCATATCTCAAGTATTCTTTGTAACTTTGTACGATTAAAAATAAATCGTATGAAAGCTAACAAAGAATTTAAAGATGAAACAGTGATATGTGAAAACTGTAGAAAGTCTTTCCATCCTAGATACTCTAGTAATGGAAGATTTTGTTGCAAGGAATGTGAGTTCTCTTATAAGAAGAAGGAGACCATTAGAAAATGGAAATTAGGTGAGATTTCTGGTACAAAAGGATACTCTTGTAGCACCTTTGTAAGAAATTACTTAATAGAAAAATATAATGGTAAGTGTCAAATTTGTGGATGGGGAGAAGTAAACCCACACACAAATAAAATACCACTTCAAGTACATCATATAGATGGAAACTCTGAAAACAATGCAGAGAATAACTTACAGCTACTATGTCCCAACTGTCATTCATTAACTGAGAACTTCGGTTCAAGGAACAAGAATGCTCCAAGAGGGAAAAGTGCTTACTATGGTAAAGCAAAAGGCTGATTAGCTCAACTGTACAGAGCAATGGTTTCCTAAACCATAGGTTAGGGGTTAGAATCCCCTATCAGCCACAATTATAAGGGGCTAAATGGAATTGATTGCAGACTACTTGGTAGGAGAACAAGCAAAGACAGCTGGAAAGACGGCAAACAATTAACTGGCAACACTTATAGAATTGCAGCCTAAGGGCTGAGCAGCACTTGCTTGGAAACAGAAAGGTGCAAACACAAACTTCTACAATAACTGGGCCAGAGATAACATCAGATGGAATATGTGAGTAGAATAGATTTCTCTGTTAGATTAAACAGAGTGGTGGAAAGACTTCTGGTCAGCCTGTGAAGAAAACACTCCAAATTGAAAAGCTTGTACAATTCTCTTATTGAGAGTATGTAAGACGAGGGTTCGAGTCCCTCTAGCTCCACAACATTACAAATAACAGATAGCAAATGACAAAAAGAGTTCTATGGACTAAAGAGGAGGATGAAATCCTGGTCCAGGCTGTAAAAGCTAATCCTCACAACAAAGCTCAAGCATTCAGAAATGCTTCTGAAAAGCTTGATAGAAGTGTAGGTGCTATATCATTTAGATGGTATGAGTGCCTTAGCAATCCCAAGAGCAAGTGCTATGTTGGTTGTATGTTCACTATGATAGGTCATGCATCTAGATTAAACAACAGAACTATCAACAGAGAAAATGTTCATGTTACTCCTATGCCTGTTAAGAAGGGTTTATGGAGAAAGATTAAAGAACTTCTTAATCTGTAATATGGACATTACTTCTACTGATATAACTCCTCAGGATATTTCACCTAAGAATATTCTTGAGGAGTTTATAATTGCGGTTATTAACATAAAGACAGCAAAATAATAATGGAAACAAGAAACATTTCACTGACTCTTGAGAAGGCTAAAGAGTGGTATAACAGTGGTAGTGCAGACCTCAAAGAGGTAGCATTACAAGCCTATAGTGAACAAGAGCTCAAAACAGAGGACTGGGAAAGAATCAAAACCTTTGAAGATGCTTGTGATGCATTAGGTATTGATAGTTCATTTGGGCTGAATGGTGCAGTAACCAAGTATGGTTTCAGAAAGCATCTTACAGCTCTCTACAAGCTTGACATCATTAGACAAGCATTAAACAAAGACTATAAACCTTCATTGGTTCATGGTACTGTTTATTACCCTTGGATTAGGTTCTACAAGAGCTATAAAGAGGTCAAGAATGTAGTAAGAGACAATGACTGGAAACTCTGTGGTAAAGTTAAGATTGAAGGTACTACTTACTTTTTGGTTTGTTGTGGTTGTAATGACTGTAGCCCTGGTCTCAGCTGTTTCAGCCACAGTGTTGGCGCTGGTGGTGTTACTATTCTGGGGTTGCTCTGTTGTAAATCAAGAGAGATAGCACAGCATATGGGTAAATACTTTGCAAAGGAAATCTTTGATGCTACGTATGTTCAACACAATAATTATAATTGGGTATGAAAATCAGTGAGCTCAGAGAACTGCTTTATAAAGTTGATTCAGAAGCTGAAGTCAACTTTAGCACCAAAACACCATTTGGAGAGTTAATTCTCTCCATTGATGGTGTTGTTGAATCCAGGGAATTTGCCCCAGGAGATACTGGCTATAAGCCAAATAAAACATCAGTAAAACTAATCTCAAAGAAGTATGAAAATCAACTTCACACAAGACCACTTTCAAAGGATGCAAACCCTTCTGATGGGAATGCTCCTGAACAATGAGACTGTTAACTCTAAGTTAGGACAGCCTCTGAATGTTGTGGATTTACTCCACACAACTACAGTCAATAGTCTTAATAGCATTAGACTCTCACTTGCAAAGCAAATTGAGAATCTTGAGAATGCTGATGAATGGGTAGCTACAGATGCTTCTCAGATTCAGCTTAATAAGCTCAAAACTGCTAAAGAGGCTGTCAATCTTGTCATTGGTTATAAGAGATTCAAGCAAGAGCTTGCTGAAATTAGAACCAAGAGACATGAATTGGAGGACAAAATAGCCAAGATGAAGGAGGAAGCAAAGACTCCTGAAGACAGGCTTAAAGAGGCTGAAGAAGAGCTTGCTGCTCTTGACAACCCTAACATTTAGTTAGAAGGTAAAATGAGGAAGACAGAATAGTTCAAACATGAAAGAATATCCTCATCTTTGTTACTTACAAACTCATTAAAAACATCTACTTGAAATGGAAGTAAAACTTAACAAAAGTAACGAAAATCCCTTTTATGGGATGAAAGACTGTCTTAAAATCATGCAGAATGTTGGTGGTAATATCACCAATGATATGCTTGATGGTGGTTATGCTGAATGTAAAACCAAAGAACAGAGAGAGATGTTCTTCTCACTGTTGTTCTCAATTGGTGATATTACAGCTAGACAGCACAATATCTTCAAGGGTAATAAGCGAGACTCTGGTGGCAATGCCAATAGAGAGGGATTTATTACTGTACTGGACTGGATGTGGAATAAGCATAAAGAACAGTTCATCAAGTTCCTTAATGCTGGTCTGTTCAATGAGTATAGTTGTTTCGACTTACTCCTCAGAAATAGAATCCAGACTAAGAGAACTAGAGTTGTGAGAACTCATAATGTTCTTGCAGTAGCTGAGTATAGAGCAGCTATTGTTGAATACCTTTATAAGGTAATCAACGGCACTAATCCTTTTGACAAGCTGCTTGTAGCTAAATTCTTGACTCTTCCTAGATTATCTAAGAGAAGTGGTCACAAGAAGATGCTTCCTGAGACCAAGAAGGTCATGGAAGATAAGGCTAAATTACTCATTACTCTGTCAGAACAAATGGGTTGGAAATACACTGTAACTCCTACTATTGCCAATTTTATTGGTTATAGAGAATGGAGAAAGCAGTACAATGGAACTCTTGAATCAGTGCTCTTCTCAACTGGTAAAATCAAGGAATTCAGTAAAGATGAGTTCATTAAGTGGTTTGACCAGCTTCCTGCACAAGCTAGGTTTAGGGTTAAGAACAGAATCCTCTACTCTAAGGTAAAGGATGCTGATGACCCTAAATATCCTAAGTTCCAAGATTGGTATCTTGAGTGGGAGATGTACAAAGAGAAGAAGCAAGAAGAGCAGAGAGTTCTTGAAGAGAAAGTAAGGCAGGGGCAGGCTACTGAAGAGGATGTAGTCAAGCTCAACAAAGTTAAGAAAGAGGCTAAGGTCACAGTTGGAGCAACAAGCTTCAATGACATTTATGATGATATTCTCAATAATAGAGTTGATAAGCTCAAACTTGAGTCTTTCATCAATAAAGTGAACCTTCCTTACAACAGCCTTGTCATTATAGATGACTCTGGCTCAATGTCTGGTGAGCCCTTCAACTTTGCTACTTTCCTTGCATCAGTATGTCTTGTTAAGAACCCTGATGATGATGGTAGAAATCTCCTTGGATTCTTTGATTATAGCTCTCATTGGTATGGCTATATTGATAGGAAAGCAAATGAGACTCCTAACTGGATGATGAGAAAGCAAGTTGCTAAAACAAAGGCAACTCCTTTTGTCAATCCTAAAGCTAGTTTCTATGAGAACTACCTCAACATCAAGTCTTTCTGCAATGCTGTATTCAATGGTGGTGGCACTAATATTAGTGCTATACCTGAAGGATTGAGGCAAGCTTGCAAAGAGAATCCAGAGGTTCTTGATGCATTAAAGGCTTATCCTGTTTGGACTATCATCAGTGATGGTGAATGGAACAACCTTTCTAGCCCTGAAGCATCATTAAATGACTTCATGAGGAAGTGCGAGACATACTTTGGATTCAAGCCCTTCATTGTAGCTATTGATGTAGCTGGAAGGTACTTCAGTACTGCAAGAGCTGATAGATTTAGTGGTATTGACAACTTTATGTACATACCTTCTAATCCTGCTCAGATTGAACAGTTTCTCACAAACTTCAAGGATATGGACATCTATGATGCCTATACTCCATTGCAGTCTTTGTACAGAAGCAACAGGTATGATGTAGTAAGAGCCAATGTGCTTTAATACATAATACTAATGATACTTACAATTTATACTCATACATACTTCGTAAATCATAGACTATAAATTCGTAAACCAAGTATCATACAGGGTGTAGGAGGAGAAATACCTCCTACATTCACTATAGACACTTACAATACTAATTATCCGATTAACTCAGAGGTTAGAGTGTAAAATTTGTAATTTTAATGGCAGTGGTTCGACCCCACTATTGGAAAATTCAAGTGTCTAAATCAAGGGGATTCAGCCTTATGGAAAGGCAGATTGTTTGAGTGGCTAAGGTCACTTACAAAAGCAACTTAACAATTTATTCTGGGATACAATCCAGAGTTATTGGTTCAAATCCAATAATCCCCGCATGCCATTTGTTATATACAGTCACTTACAATACTAATAACATTAGCTCATTAGGTAGAGCATAAGTTTTTTGGTACTTAGAGTAGATGGTTCGAGTCCATCATGTGAATTTAGTGACTATCTATGGGGGAGTTAGAATGTTGGTTTTAGAGTATCTTTGGATACTTACAAATCTAAAAAATTATCTGGTAAAATTTGTGGTTTTTATTTTAACGTAGGTTCGATTCCTACCTCCCCCACAACCAATTTTAAATTATGGTAGAACCAAAGATTAGTCTTAGCTTACTTGTGCCAGGCGCAGGTATGCTAAGCTCGCAGGTGTGCGAACAAAACCCAAAAGAATGCTATAGTGAGCATAAGATGCTCCTTAGCTACACCAAAGGCAAAGGCAAATATCAGAAGGTTGTAAAGAAGCCTCTGATTGTCAAGCTGAGAAAGCAGAAATTGGTGTCTCAAAACATCAATCTCTGTGATGAGGCATACCACCACATGCTCTCAACTCCTACCAGTCCTAAACTTGCAAAACCCACCAAAGTAAATGCTTATGGAGATGTGGTTGAGAGAGTTTGGGATACACTCTCAGAAAATGAAAGGTTGAAGAGTCATCTAGACCTTATAGCACATGACCTTGGTGCTGTTTCATACAGCTTTGAGGTCCTTGGTGACTAAGCTTATCTTAGGGTCAAGTGGGAATAATCCTGCTTGTCCCTTCTTTTTTAATAATTCTAGTTATGCAGTACTTAATCATTCTGACTATCATTCTATGGCTTCTGTTCAAGTATTTCAGTCCCAATATAGAGATTATACAAATAGGACAAAGAGAGTTCAGAGTTCTACTATGGTATAATCATTATGAGGGTATTGAAATCAAAAGAAAGTGGATAAAGCTATTTGAGTATGAGCAAAGGTAAGAGATATAAAACACCCGCAAAGTATTGGCACAAAAGAGTCAATAAAAGAGGGTGGAATGGAACGCACTTCAACTATAGGATTGGAGGCAAGAATAAAAGAGCTACTAATCCTAGAAGGACGAAGTTCTTCAAGAATCTTGGAGAAGTATTTCATCTCTCTATGAAGAAACTATGGGAGATGAAGTACAGATGGTATTATTACTATTAATAAAACAAAGATGCAGAAAGTAGTACTATTTATTCTGTGGGTAGTTGTATTCATGTTCATTCTGTCAACAGGTTGTGGACTGGTTACTTACCCAAGTACCATAGCTAATCTCTGTGGTATTGTGCTACTGGTAGGCTTTGGTTGTCTATCAGTTAAAACTAAGTGTTTCACCCAAATTAAATTAACAAACAAGAAATGAAGACAAAGATTCTAGGTTTTCTCATGGCCTTTATGGCTGTGTTTATGATGTCCTCTTGTGGCTATGAAAGAATAGATGCAGGACATGAAGGTATCCTTGTAAACCTTTATGGTGATGACAAGGGAGTAGGTGACATTTCTATGTGTACAGGTGCAGTATGGTACAATCCTTTTACACAATCTGTGTATGAGTATCCTACATTTGTACAGACTGTAGACTATGAACCCTTTACTATCAATGCAAAGGATGGTTCAGAGTTTACTGTTGACCCAACTATCTCATTGAAGATTGTAGATGGTAAGTCTCCTATTGTATTCAAGAAATACAGGAAAGAGCTTAGTGAGGTCATTAATGGAACACTCTATAACTATGTAAAGGATGCTTTCAGAATTCAGCTCAACAATTTCACTACAGACTACATTGTAAGTAATAGGGATTCTATTGAGAATGCCATTGAGAGGTACTTGTCTGCTGCATTGCTGAGGGAAAACTTCCAGCTTGAACAGCTTACTTCAGGTCTTAAATATCCAGAGACTATTGTAAAGGCTGTCAATGCTAAGAATGAGGCTGAAATGTACGGTCTCCTTGCTTGAAAAGGCAAGATAATAAATTTCCTTAATTGCTGGAACATCCATATTTATTCATTTGCATAATTCAAAGATTTTGCTTATCTTTGTATTATCAAAATGATTATTTATGGAAAATCAGCAGCCAAGTACTAATTACAGAAGTATTAAAAAGAATGCACTTAAATATCCTGTCCATGTAGGACAGGTCTATGGAGTGTATGAAGTTATTGAAGAGGTAAGAATACCTACTGAAAAATGTTATGTAACCAAGTGGAAATGCAGAAATGTGAACACTGGTAAGGAGTTTCTCTATGGAGGAGCTTACCTGCATAAACTAGGTAGTAGAGTTCAAACTAAATTCAGTAACGAATCTCAATATGGATTGAGAAATTTTCTTTATAGGTCGAGTAAAGCTAATGCTGCTTCAAGGAAGCATAGTTTTAATTTAACATTTGAAGAGTTTAATCATATAATATCACAACCATGCCATTATTGTGGAGCAGAGCCTAGAGAAGCAAGTAAGGAGCTTCTCGTTAAAAGAGGAGACACTCATCAGCCTACAATAAGGTATAATGGCATAGATAGGATAAATCCTAATATAGGTTATCAAGTGGATAATTGTGTTCCTTGCTGTCCTATATGTAATTATATGAAACATACTCAACAAAAGGAAGATTTCTTAAAGCAGGTAGAGAGAATATATAACTTTAGTATTAGTAAAGGTTCAACGACTATCCCGAAAGGGAGTACATCTGAAGCTAATGCAGGTGGAAATGGGAAACCCCTACCAAGTAATGTTGAGGGTGAAGATATAGTCTCATCTATGCAGTAATGTATAGAAGTTCATAAGAGAACTGCATAACTAGTTGCGTGGTTATGTGAAGATAAATGATACAGAGAGCTCAGCAAGCTCAGAATGAGGTAGCTGTTGCAGAAGCTAATGCAAAGAAACTTATTGTTGCAGCACAAGCAGAAGCAGAAGCCAATAGGCTTAAACAGCAAGCTCTTACTCCTCAAATCCTAGAGAAATTGTGGATTGAGAAGTGGGATGGCAAGTTACCTGTCTATGGTCAGGTTCCAACACTATTTAGGGATATTTCTAAATGATTACTGTTTGGATAATAGCTCTAATACTATGTTTGGTAGCCTTAGGGCTACTTAAACATAGTGGAACTGGCTCAAGTTAGTTCAACCCCTTAAATAAGAAATACAATGAAGCAAAGAGTAATGAATTGTATTAAGGTATTGTTGGTTCTCAGTGTAGGTGTAGGTGCTATAACTTATATAACTCATAAGAGTAGTGCCAATACCCATACAGAAGCAACAATAGCTACTCCTGAGGACACAGTACCTGAGTTCTTTAGTCTGTCTGCACAGGAGGGCTTAATGGATGCCCTCATCTATTATGACATTAAACATCCTGAGATAGTATATGCACAGGCAATACTTGAAACAGGACACTTTAAGTCAGTAGGTTGTATTGAACATAACAACTTATTTGGTCTATATAACAGTAGTGCCAATAGATATTGCAGGTTTGACCATTGGGCTGAGAGTGTTGTAGCCTATAAGGAGTGGGTACAGAAGAGATGGAAGCCTCCCTCAGAGGACTATTATACATTTTTAAGGAGGATTGGTTATGCAACTGACCCTCACTATACAAAGAAACTCAAGATTATAGTAAACAAGAAGTATGACAAGAGAAGACATGTTGAGAGAGATTCTCTCTCTTAAAGGAGCTAACTGGCTCTTAGAACTAGCCACAGGCACAGGTAAAAGCCGAATGGCTCTTGAAGTAGTAAAGAAAATATCACACAATAAGGGAACTATGCTTATAGTAGTGCCTAGGAATGTACATAAAGCAAATTGGCATGAGGAGATAATAAAGTGGTGGCCTGATTGCCAACTCAGCTTAATGTACACAACCTATGTATCATTCCCTAAGATGCAAAAGAAATGGGACTTTGTAATCTTTGATGAGTGCCATCATTTGTCAGAGAGATGCAGAGAGGTTCTGCAAGACTTTGAAATCAAGCATGCTGTGTTATGCTCTGCTACTGTAACCAAGAATCTCAAAGATGAACTCAATGGTCTGTTTAATGACTTAGTGTCATATAAGAGAGACCTTAGAGATGTCATTGATGAAGATATATTACCTGACCCAAGAGTTTACTTGTGGCCTCTTAAGCTTAGAACTGATTTGCCTACTGAGTCTATATGGAAAAATCCTAAGGCTAAAGGTAGAGCCTATGAGTGCAGCTGGGCTGAAAGATGGAATTACATTAAGCAAAAGACTCATCCAGTAAGGATTTATTGTACTGAACAGCAATACTACTGTGACCTTTGTGGTCAGATAGAGTATTGGAAGAAGACATACCTTAGAACAAAGAGTCCAATAGCTAAGAACAAGTGGCTCAGAGTGTGTGCAGACAGACTCAAGTGGTTAAGTGATAAGAAAGTCAAGTATATGCACCAACTTCTCCCTACTCTTACTAAGTACAGGACATTAACATTCTGTAATAGCATAGAGCAAACAGAGTTGCTCGGTGAGTATTGCATTAATAGCAAGAATGCTGATTCAGTGCAATACCTGGAGGACTTTAATAGTGGTAAGATTGACCACATTACAGCCTGCAATATGCTTAATGAGGGTATGAACCTTGTTAATTGTCAGGTAGGCATCTATGCTAACCTCAACAGTTCTGAAGCTATCATCAAACAGAGGATGGGTAGATTATTGAGACACCCTAAACCTGTTATCATTGTTCCTTATTATCAGGATACAAGAGAGGTAGAGTTAGTTCAGATTATGCTTGAGGATTACAATCCTGACTTAGTTACTACAATCAGTAAAATAGAAGAAATAGAAATATGAGATTGACAATAGACCAAGCAGTACTGGATAAGTATGACCTCACAGTGAGTGAGTTTATGGTCTTGTATCTCACAGCTAATAAAGTGAATATAAATACTTGCATGGAAAACCTTGTTGCTAAGGGCTTAGCTGACAAGAATCTGTTTGCAGAAGATAACATTGTGTTGAGTGACAAGGTTAGAGACCTTGTCTCAACCATTGTTATTGACTCAGACAAGAGTGTTGTAGACAAGGATGCAGAATTCATTGAACTAGCTAATGAGCTGCGAGAATTATATCCAGCGGGAAGAAAGGATGGTACCACTTATATGTGGAGAGGTACCACAGCGGAGATTGCCAAGAAACTTAAAACTCTTGTTGTTAAATACAAGTACTCTTTCACTAGAGAACAAGTAATAAAGGCAACTAAAGAGTATATTAACTCCTTCAATGGCAACTATAAGAAGATGAGACTTCTCAAGTACTTTATTCTTAAGTCAGAGAAAGATGCTGATGATAATGTAAATGTTATTTCAGAGCTGATGACTTTGATTGAGAATGAGGGACAGGTAGATGCTCAGAGGGATGATTGGATGAGTACAATGGTATGAGCTACTTTAATAGTGTTATGGCCTACCTCCGAGAGAGGAAGGAAAGAGCAGAGAGTGGCAAATACAACTGTATTCCTTGGCCATTTCCACGATTCAGAGAGTTACTTCCTGGAACTGAGATGGGCAAGTTCATTATTGTAACAGCCAATCAGAAGGTTTGTAAGACTAAGTTCTGTGACTTTGTGTTCATATATGAGACTATATTTTTCTTAATGCAACACCCAGAGGTAAGAGTGAAGATGTTTTACTTTTGCTTGGAGGAGGGTGCAAGAAAGAAGTTCATAGAGTTTGAATGCCATTTACTTTATAGGCTGAATGGTATCATTATATCTCCTACTGAACTTGCAAGTACAGATAAAGACAAACCTGTACCAGACTACATACTTGACCTATTGGAGTCTGATAAGTATCAGGAGTATATCAAGAAGTTTGAGGATGTTGTAGAATATGTAGACAATGAGAAGAATCCTACAGGTATTAATAAGAAACTGAGGGAGTTTGCACTGTCACATGGACACTTGAATTTCAAGACTATTGAGGCTAAGAACTCAGTCACTGGTAAGCCTGAAGAAAGGCAAATCATTGACCCAGTTAATCCCTATACTCCTAATGACCCAGAGTTGTACATTATAAGTTTGGTTGATAATGCAGCTAATCTCTCGCTTGAGAGTGGTCTTGATAAGAAGCAAACTATTGAGAAGTTCTCAAAGTATGCTATTACTCTTAGAGACCAGCTTAATATCACTACTATACTTGTACAACACCAAGCTCAAGCTCAAGAAGGCATTGAGAACTTTAAACTAGGTAAGATTAAACCTTCATCTGATGGTCTTGCAGATTGTAAGACTACTACCAGAGATGTAAACATGGTTATAGGTTTGTATAGTCCATTTAAATACGGACTTACAGAGTATGAAGGATATGACATTACTAAATTCAGAAACCATATTAGGTTCATGGAGGTCATTGAGGACAGAGACTATGGTGCTAATGGCAGTATATGCCCTCTTTACTTTGATGGTGCAGTGTCATTCTTCTCGGAATTACCTAGAGCTAATGACTCAGCCTCTATAGGCAAGGTATATAAGTTCCTTGAGGATAATAAACTCAAGAAAAAGTCATGGGTATCACTAGTAACATTTAGTATACGCAACATATTTAAGTTTAATAAGAAATGATTGAATTACCTACCGAAAGAAGTGTAGTTGATAACTACAATCCTAAACTCTTGGTGATTTTTGGTAAGCCAAAGTCAGGTAAGAGTTCCTTTGTAGCAGCTATTGACAACAATCTTATCATAGACTTGGAAGATGGTTATAGAGCACTTTCAGTAATGAAAGTACAGGCCAGAACTGCAAGAGATATGCATGAGATTAAAGCTGCTATCTTAGCTAAAGGTGCAGAATTAAAGAAGGCACCTTATAGGTTCATTACAATTGACAATGCTACAAGACTTGAGGAAATGTCTGTACCTGTAGCAGCAGACCTCTATAGAAACACACCTATGGGTAGTGGTTGGGGAATGCTCACTGATGCTAAAGGTATGCCAGTGAAAGACCCTAAGACTGGTAAACTTATGCCAGACCCTAAGGCTGATGTAAGACTGTTGCCTAATGGTGCAGGTTATCTCTATATGAGAAAAGCAATGAGACAACTCATTGATATGTTCAAACCTTTGTGTGAGACTTTAATCTTGGTTACTCATGTGAAGGAGAAACAGATTAAGAAGAACTCAGAGGAGATGTCAGAGATGGCAGTTGACCTTGCAGGTAAGACTGGAGATATTGTCTGTGGAGAAGCAGATGCAGTTGGTTATCTGTACAGAGATGGTAATAAGACTTACCTTTCATTTGAAGGTGGTGATAACACCATTAGAGAGGCAAGACCTTTGCATCTTAGAGGCAAGAAGATTCTCGTAGCAGAGTCTAATGAAAACAACGAAGTAAAGTTTGATACCTCAAAGGTATTCATTTAATCATTAACAATAAACAATTACAAAAATGGAAAAGAAATTCACAAAGTTCGAGCTGGCAAGATTGAAAAGAACAGCTCAAAATGTAGACCAGTTCCTTCAGAAGAAGGCTAAACTTGAAGCTCAGAAAGCTAAAATTGATGCAGAGCTTGCAGAAGTACTTAACCTTATTGAGCTGACTGATGCTCCTACTAAGGCTATGACTGGTGGTTATGGTACTGAGGATATTATCAGAAAGGTAGTAGTTCCTACTGATAAGGTTGACAAGAATGGTAATCTGCTCAAGCAGACTAGCTATGAGTTTATCTATCCTGACACCATTGTTCCGCCTGTAGTTGAGGCTGAGACTGAAGAGACAGAGGTAGAGTCTGAAGGTGATGAAGGTTTGAATGACTCAGAAGTTGAGGCATAATTAATAACAACAAATAAAAGCAAAGTACTATGGCAATTGCAAAAGGTACAGAATCAAAAGAAGCTCAGGAGTTTAAAAGATACATTGGTATAGCTCCTGTATGTATTAAGTCAGTAAACCCTGACAAGAAAGAGCATGAGGCTCTGTTTAACACCACATTGGATGAAGCTCCGAACTATCTGGGCACAGTAACAGACAGTGATGGTAATGAGTTTGCTAATGCTAGAATTCAGATTGTATTCCAGCCTGACACAGAGAAGATTGGCTTTGAGATGCCTCTTGTAACTATGGCTTTGTTCTTGCAGAACAGAGCAAGGGTTGGTGCTAACTCTGGCAAAACTCAGGTAATTGATAAATATGGTAGGACAGCTTGGGTAACTCCTGAGGAGCTTGCTTCTAAAGCTATTCCTGTATACTCTAATGGTCCTGCTGACATTGATAAGGACTACAGACCTGCCTATGTAGGTGAGGAGGAACTTATGGAGTTTGTAAAGGCTTATCTTTGCATTCCTAGTGTAACATCTTGGGACTCTAACCTCAAGAAAATGGTTCCTAACACTAAGGTTAAACCTGAAGAGTGTGAGTGTAGGTTTGATAACCTTGACAAAATCTTCAAGGGTGACTTCTCTGAGATTAAGGATGCACTTGGCTTCCAGCCGACCAACAAGGTGAAAATCATGTTGGGTGTGAGAACTGATGCTGAGACTGGCAGACTGTATCAGGCTGTCTACACAAGGAAGTTCTTGAGGAACTCATCTAACAACTTCAGCACTCTTGATAAAGAGTTGCAGGAGATGATTAAGAATGCAGCTGCTAATGGCAGAACTCTCAATACTGAATATGCAGCAGTGCCTGTTCATGAGTATTCTGTAGAGGCAACTACATTCACTCCTACTACTACAGAGACAGCAGCTCCTAGTGGTGATATGCCATTTGACACTCCGTCAGATGGTGTAGGTGTACCTTGGGAATAATTCTGTAGCATGATTAGTAAGGGCACTAAATCAGGTGACTTTATAGACATATCCCAGATAAGACAAGCAGATATTGCTGCCTATTATCTTGGGATAAAGTCTATACCATGTCTGATTAAGAGCCCACTAAGACAGGATAAAAGACCATCATTCAGTCTATTCTCCAACAATGGGGAAGAAGTTGGTTTCATTGATTATAGTACCAGAGAGCATGGCAGTATTATAGACTTGCTAATGCAGATGTGGCATTGTGATTATGTAGAAGCCAAAAGGAGGATAGCTAATGATATGGGAGATTGTAAGCTGAACATCTCTATTGGGAGAGGCAGCTATGCCAATAGGATACCAGTAAGAGTAGGCTCTGGCATTGACTTACAATGTAAGGCTAGAGAGTGGAGAGACTATGACCTTGCTTATTGGGAATCCTATGGTATATCACTCAAATGGTTAAAGTATGCTGATGTTTATCCCATATCACATAAAATAGTGATTAAGGATAACATCAGTTATGCTTTTGCTGCTGATAAGTATGCCTATGCTTATGTAGAGTTCAAGGAAGGTCACACTACTTTGAAGATATATCAGCCATTCAACAAGAGAGGGTTCAAGTGGGCAAACAGACATGATAGGTCTGTTATAAGCCTATGGACTAAAGTGCCTAAAGAAGGTGACAGAGTATGTATATGCTCATCACTGAAAGACGCTTTATGTTTATGGGCAAACACTGGTATTCCAGCTTTGGCTATCCAAGGTGAGGGATATGGTATGAGTGATACAGCTATTAATGAACTAAAGAGGCGATTCAAGAGTGTATATATACTTTTGGATAATGATGCTCCAGGCTTGGAAGACGCCAAACAACTGGCATCTAAGACTGGGTTCACTAATATTGTATTACCACAGTTTGATGGGGGCAAGGACATTTCAGACCTTTATAAAGTCCTCCATAATAAAGAACAGTTTAAACAAACAATTCTCAGTTTATTTAACAATGAATAGAAAACAGCTTTACAGCGAAATTACCTCTCTGAAACTTCAGGAAGAGGTTAAAAACAGGTATGGTGATAACTATACTAGGTGTTCAAATGAGCAGCTCCAGAAACTTGTAGATGAGGTTCATTCTAAGACCAATGCTACATGGAGCAATGGTCCAGTGGTTAAACTTGTAGAAATCTTGGCTAAGAAGAAAATCCTTCTCAAGTCTGAGGTTGAAGCAATTATGAAAGCTTAAGAAACTCATAGGTAGGTGGGATAATTCCTGCCTACCTTTTTATTTTTATACGAGATGATAATTAATGCTTCGCAAGGTGATATTGAAGTAGTAGGAGATATAAAGGAGTTCAAGACCTCAATAGACCCGAAGAACCTTGAGTTCATTACTACTCTCTTGTCTTCTAATCTATACTCAGACCCAGAGCAATCATTTATTCGAGAGATTGTCAGTAATGCATGGGACTCTCATGTAGAGGCTGGTACTACTGATATTCCAGTGATTATTCGATTCAGGGAGAGTGACCATAGTGTAACTATCAGAGACTATGGTGTAGGTCTGTCACCTCAAAGATTTCAAGAAGTGTACTGTAACATTGGTAGCAGTACTAAGAGAGAAAGCAATGAGTTCATAGGTGGATTTGGTATTGGAAAGTACAGTTCATTAGCTTGTAGCAATACTGTATATATCACCTCCTACTATGAAGGAACAGCATATTACTATGTAATGGTTAAGAGTGGTAACTCCATTACTACCAATCTAGTTATGGAGAAGCCCACTACAGAAAAGAATGGTGTTGAAGTTTCAATCAAGAGTGTATACAACTTTGAGCCTTACTCCAATGCACTAGACTATATAGTCTTCTTCCCCAATGTCTATGTGGATGGAGCAAGTAATGCAGACACCATTAATTCAGCTAAGCTCAAGAGATTCAAGAACTTTGCTGCTGCCTCAATTAAGGTAGAATCAAAGCTATTGCTTGGTAATGTTCTGTATCCATGTAATAAGTCACTCCTGCCCTATGATGCCAGAGCTTTCATTAATGAGATTAGTGATACAGGCATTGTAATTAAGTTTGATGTTGGTGAGATTAATATTACTCCTAATAGGGAGAGTGTAATCTACAACTCTGATACTGTTGAAAAGATAAGCAACAGAATTATGGCAGCCAAGGCTGAACTTGATGCTCTTGTAGATGCCAAGTTAGCCAAGGACTATGATGATATTATCTCTTACTATGAGATGATGTCGAAGACAACAGGTTATGACCCTGTTAGTGACTCCTTAGTAAATTATGGAGGCTACAGAATTGAGCCTAAAGAGTTAGAGCATACTGCAATTACCTATAAAGGCAAAGACCTTAGAGAGGATATAAGCTTCATGGGGTTTGTACTTAGTTTGGAACCACCTAATTATAGAGGTGTTGTCTATGATGACAAAATCTATATGAAGAAGCTGCCTTACTATGTAAGAGATTACAATACTCTTAAGTCTGGGGGTATACTTGTGTTAAACTCTGGTGCCAGATTAGTTGAAGCAGCCAAGTTATATATAAAGCACCTCTATGGTCAGATTACTTTAGTGACTGAGTTTACTCTTGATGAATTCAAGCTCTATGTTAAGGACGCACTGAAGGGTAACTATAATTGCAAGAATCCTGATGATGTGATAGAAGGTATCTATGACTCCATAATGCTCAAAGCAAATACTCTTGACCTCAATACTGATGGTGGGTATCTTGCTTATAAGGCTACCTTGTCTACTAGAACAGATAGAGTTCCTGTCAAGGAGGCTATTATCTATGAATATAGTAAGCAGGGTTGGAGACAGAAGACACACTATAAGCAGCTCTCACAAGCTTTGGACTATCTCAAGAGTCTCAAGAAAGGTATTGTACTGGCTAATATGGATGCAAATTGCACTACATTATTGCCAGTAGCAGAGTTAAAGGGTTATGCTCTTATTCAAGCAAGGAAGGATATAGTTAATGATATTAAGGAACTTGGTCCTAGTTACCTTGTTGATATAGATTGGCTCATTAACAGAGACCCTATGCTATCTGTTACCAAGACAGTATTGAAGTACTTCCCTGAGAAGATTAATGACGCTGTTATAAGAGAGTTATGTGATAACCTCAGTGAGGAAGAGTCAAAGGAGTTTATGAGGATTCACAAGATTAGGAATAGTTTTGGTGATTCATACTATTACTCAAGTCTGGCTAAAAGAGACCACATACCCTATGATAACTATACAAGCTATGTATGCAAGAAGCTTATGAACTATATATCTAAGCACCTTGAAGCACAGCGTATAGTGCATAGCTGTGGTTGTACAGATAGTAAACTAACATCAGCAGTAGTGATGATAACAAAGGCCTACAAAATCAGTGGTAAGGCCTACAAAAGAATTCAAAACAACAAACTTTTAAGAGTTTTATGCAGAAAGTAATTAGAGTAGATGGTAAGGTCATTGCTCTATTTGAGGATGGCACTTACTGTGAGAGAGACAATGTCTCAAAGGAATTGTTCGAGCAGATAGTACATGCTGACAGTGATGAAGAGGTCTTCGCCCTTATGTGTCCTGACTATGGTCAAAAGATAAGGGACTACATGGATACCAAAGGTGTCTTTGACAGTATTAAGGATTCAAGTCTCCTTACTCTCAAGGGAGAGAGTGTTTATTGGGAGGATGTCTCTCAGCTGTCTATGCCTACTGAGTTGGTTAAGGCTGTGCTTGATGCAGAGTTCAACCATGATGAGGTAAGGGTGGAAACCTATAAGAACTTTTGGACTCTTATGTCACTTAACCCTGATGAGAGATGTAGGAAGAATCTGTTCTGGTTCCTCAATAAGAATGGACTTGTAATCTCAAGGTGTGGCTTCTTTGTAGCCTACAGAAATGCAGACTTTAAGGGAGTAGATGCTGATGGTGTTGAGGTGTTTACTGACCACCACACTAGGAAGATGTCCATTAGGATTGGTGAAGTAGTTACTATGCCTAGGGAAGAGTGTGATACTGTACAGGAGAATACCTGTTCAAGAGGTCTTCACTTAGGTGCAAAGTGGTGGTTACAGAAGGGCTACTTTGGAACACAAGGATTGGTATGCTTGTGTAATCCTGCTGATGTAGTTGCAGTGCCTCCTTTGGATAACTATGGTAAGCTTAGAACTTGTGCTTACCTTCCTATTGAGAAAGCAGAGTTCAATCCTGATGGTAGTGTGATTCCTTTCAATCAGCATGATGGCTTTGATTGTGGCTATGTCACTAAGGTAATCTATGAAGGTCTTATGGGTACAGAGGAGGATTCTAAGTACAGAATTGAAATTCCTGAGGTACCTGGGATTAATAGAGAGAATATCTCTGACAAGCTGCTTGATATTGCTATGAAGTGCATCACAGAGAGACAGGTATGATGGAATTATATGTAAAGGTAGAATGGCCAGAGTCTCAAGTATTTCAATCAGATGAATACAATGACCAGTGCTATTGGACTGATAATATGGTTGTGTTTGTACCTGAAAGTCTTTATTATGAGGTAGTAAAATGACAATAGAAGAGTACTTTGGGGACTGGATGAAAGTCCTTGATAGAGCAGAGGCAACGAAGATTATGGGTTGGCTAAGAACAGTTAATCCTAATACTCTTTGTCCTGCTTTGCCTAATGTTTTCAGAGCCTTTAGACTGTGTACCTACAGAGACTGCAAAGTTGTATTTATAGGTCAAGACCCATATCCTCAGAAGGGTATAGCAACAGGTATTCTGTTTGGTAATAGTAAAGAGACTATAGAAGATAAACTATCTCCGTCCTTACAAGTAGTCAAAGAGTCTGTAATAAACTATGAGGTTCCTCATGGACTTATCACCTTTGATAATACTTTAGAGTCATGGGCTAGACAAGGTATCCTAATGATTAATTCAGCATTGACTTGTGAACTCAATAAAGTAGGTTCTCATGTTAATGTATGGAGACCCTTTGTAAGTAAGTTGATAAAGAACCTATCTACCATGGAAACAGGCATTATATATGTTCTGTTTGGTAAGCAGGCCCAGACTCTAAAGCCTTACATTAATGAGAAGTTCAATGATATTATTGAGATTGAACATCCAGCATACTTTGCTAGAACCAATCAAGGTATGCCTCATAGTGTATTCACTGAAATTAATAACAAACTGTATGGTAAGTACGGAGAAAAAATTAAATGGTATGAAGAAGAATAACGGAACAAAAGTAATTACAATCGAAGCAAAGGATTTGCAAGGTTTGATGGCAGCCATTTTTGATGCTGTAACTGCTAGTAATATGCCTATCCAAGTTGGTGGTGTATCAGTAGAGTTGGCACTCATGAATATTGCTGCTAAGAAGGGTTGGAAGGTTGAGAGAGTCAACAGATGGCTCTATGAGATTGCAACTGTCAGCCCTATTGCTGCATTCAACATTGTAGCAAGAGAGCTTGCTGTTGAGCTTGACAAGAAGTATGAAGACCACATTGAGAAGAGTGACAAAATCTTTGTTATTTCTCCTTATGATGGTGTAATTCATGAGGTATGCAAGAAGTACATCAAGAACTATAGGAACTTCCCTGCCTTTAGGTCAGTAGAAGATGCTAAGGTTGTATGTACTCTCTTGAGAGGTCAACTCAAAGGCATGTTCAGTAATGCAAGAAAACAAAAAGATTAAGAATGCCACAGAGTGTGAGTTAGATGGAATAACCTTCAGAAGTAAGCAGGAGAGGTCTATTTATAGATACCTTCTATCAGTAGGAATAACTCCTAAATATGAATCTGAAAGGTTTACTATATGGGACAGGGATAAATTCTCTGTCCCTTTCTATGATAAGTATGGTAAAACTTTCAAGAGGATTGATAGAAAACCCACCTCAGTTCACTACACTCCTGATTTCATCTTCAATGTAGGTCAAACTAAAGTCATTCTTGAAGTGAAAGGTTTTAAGAATGATGCAGTTCCTTACAAGACAAGGCTCTTTAGAGACTTACTTGAGAAGATAAAAGAAGAGACAGGAGAGCACTTATGTTATGCAATAGTGTACACTATTAAGGACTTAAAATTTCTCTTAAATGATTTGCAGAATTCGGAATAAAACCCTACCTTTGCCAAAATTCAAATTAAAAGACAATGAAAAAGAGTCCTTTGCAAACAATAGAAGAGCTCATTCCTGAACTCCCAGGAAAGGATGCTGAGTTATCAAAGAAGTATCTCAAGGAAAGAAACTTTGAGTACATTCTGGAGATTGTAGAATCTGACATATACAAAGCAAGTAAGGCAAACAAGGCAAAACAGTCAGAGTGTGAAAGTACATTGGATAATCACATAGCAGTTCTTATGGAACTTAGGGAAGAGTTACTTACCTATATGTCCTATCTTGATGTACCTGACAACTCTGATGATTATGACTATTTCACATGAGAAAAAGTTTAAGAGATATTTCATGGCAAGTTACTGAACCTGAATATAGGGCTGACCCTGCACTATCCTACTCTACATTATCTCGCTTTGAGAGAGAGGGTTTTGCAGGTCTTGATAAGCTGTTTGAGAAGGTAGAAAGTCCCTCACTACAGTTTGGAAGCTTGGTAGATACACTCATGACAGGTACAGAGGAAGAGTTTGAAGAGCACTTTATGGTTGCTCAATTGGATAACTCTCTTTCTGATACTCTCATAACTATCACTAAGAAGCTCTTTGACAGATGGAAAGGTGACTACACCTCAATCACTGATATACCAGATGATTATCTTATAGCTACTATAGCTGACATACAATGGAATAACCATTGGCAAGCTAAGACTAGAGCTAAGAAGATAAAGGAAGACTGTGCAGGATACTATAAATTATTGTATCTATCAGAGAACAAAACCATTGTAAGCACTGTTACCTATCAGGATGCACTTAATTGTGTAGATAGACTTAAGGCAGCACCTTCAACTAAGTTCTACTTTGAAGCAGATAATATCTTTGATAATAACATTGAGAGACTTTATCAGCTTAAATTCAAAGCAACCTTAGGTGGAGTAGACTACAGATGTATGGCAGACTTACTAGTAGTAATACATGACAAGAAGATTGTAGTTCCTGTTGATTTGAAGACCAGCTATAAGCCAGAGTATGACTTCCCCAAGAGTTTCATTGAGTGGAATTATCATATTCAAGCAAGGCTTTATTGGTTAATCATCAGGCACAACATGGACCAAGACCCTTACTTCAAAGACTTCAAGTTGGCTGACTATAGATTCATAGTAATCAATAGGAAGACACTGAATCCTTTAGTTTGGAATTGGAACATGACTCAAAACACAGATGAAATTATCACAGATAATGGCAATGTGCTTAGACACCCTCTTGTTATTGGTGCTCAGCTGAGAAGGTACCTTGATGAGAATCCCACAGTTCCTGATGGTATTGACCCAGTAAAACCTAATGAATTGAACGGAAAAATATGAAAGTATTAAAAAGAGATGGCTCATTAGAGCCCTTTAATCTTGACAAGATTGTACATGCTGTTGAGTCAGCCTATAAGGCTTGTAGCAAGGAAGCAGATACAGTAGTACTGGAGGAATTGAACTATGTTCAGTCTCTTCTTAGTGGAGATGTTGCAAGTGTAGAGACAATACAAGATGCAGTAGTCAAGATTCTCATGGACTTAGCCCCCTATGATGTAGCTCTATCATATATATTGTATAGAGAGCGTCACAGAGAGACAAGGTTCATAAGGGAAAGAATTGATTATATGGAGAAGTATGCTAGTTCAGATGACAACGCTGCTACTTCATCAGAGACTGACCCTAATGCAAATGTAACACAGAAGAATGTAGCTAACCTTGAAGGTGAGGTCTACAAGGAGAATAATAGGATTATTCAAAGGCAGAGAATGAAGGATAAACTCAAAGAGTTATATCCTGAGGTAGCCAAACAATATGAGGAAGATTTGAATCACCACATTATTTATACACATGATGAGGCTTCAACTCCTACTCTTAAACAATACTGTATGGCTGTAAGTCTTTATCCATTGATGATGGAAGGTGTTGGTAATATTGATGGTGTAACTCCGTCAGAACCTAATGACCTGCAATCATTCAGTGGTCAGATTACTAATCTTACTTTCCTCTTGTCTTCACAATGTAAGGGTGCTGTAGCATTTGGAGAATACTTCATTGCACTGAATTATTATATCATTCAAGAGTTTGGACCTTCATGGTATGATAAGCTTGACTGTGTTACTACAACTGGATACAGCTTGGCTAGAAGGACTATTAGAGATAATATCCATAAGGCATTCAAGCAATTTATTTATGGTGTAAACCAACCTGCTGGTAATAGGTCATATCAATCTCCTTTTACCAACATCTCTTACTATGATAAGACTTACTTCTCCTCACTCTTTGGAGACTTCTGCTATCCTGATGGTACAAAGCCTGAGTGGAAGGCTATTGATGTTCTTCAGAGGATGTTTATGAAGTTCTTCAATAAGCTCAGAACCAAGCAGATATTAACATTCCCCGTGGAAACTATGGCTATGGTTCATGATGGTAAGGATATTATAGACAAGGAATATAAGGACTTCACAGCAGAGATGTACGCAGAAGGACATAGCTTCTTCACTTATATTTCTGATAGTGCTGACAGCTTGGCTTCATGTTGCAGGCTTAAGAATGAGCTGACTGAAAATACTTTCAATCCTACTTCTGGACTTACTGGTGTTATGACTGGTTCATGTAATGTGATTACTCTTAACATCAGTAGAATAGTACAGGACTTTGTAAAGGGAACCTATGGTCATAGGTCTGACTTTGCTTGGGAATTCATTAATAAGGAGAGCCTAAAGGCTTATCTTGTTGATATTCTTGAGAGAGTCTACAAGTATCACATTGCATACAAGACAATGCTGTATGACATGGAAGATAAGAGGATGTTTGCTGCCTCTAATGGTGGTTATATCTACATCTCTAAGTTGTATAGCACTATTGGTCTTAATGGACTGAATGAAGGTGCTGAGTTCCTTGGTTTAACTGTAAGTAACAATAAGGAATACTTTGAGTTCTTGCAGTTCATCCTTGGTACTGTTAAGGAGCAGAACAAACTTCACTCTGTCCATGACAAGAACAGACCATTCCTGTTTAATAGTGAAGTTGTACCTGCTGAAGGACTTGGTGGTAAGAATTATAGATGGGACAAAGAAGATGGATATTGGGTACCCAAGGATAGGAACCTTTATAATTCCTACTTCTACAATGCCCATGACAATACTTCTGTACTTGACAAGTTCATTCTGCATGGAAGACAGACCTATCAGTACACTGATGGTGGTAGTGCTGCTCACATAAATCTTGAAGACCATTTGAGTAAAGAGCAGTATCTCAAGTTGATTGACTTTGCAATAGCACAGGGCACAAACTACTTCACATTTAATATTCCTAATAGTAAGTGTGATGACTGTGGTTACATTACAAAACACCCTATATGTGAATGCCCTAAGTGTCATAGCAATAATATCACACAGTACACTAGAGTGATTGGATATTTGAGACCTATCAAAGCCTTTGGTTCTGATAGGCAAGTAGAAGCATCTAAAAGAACATATACACATTATGAAGAAGGTAATTGCTAACTTAGAATACATGGCTGGTCATCTAAGATATGGTCATCTCGAATTAACCTTAACTGATGAACAGTATGAAGAGTTCAAGAAACTACCAAAAGAGGAGCAGGAGGACTGGCTCCTTGATGATGGGGCTAGAATTGCTGATGACTATGAAGTAGATGACATTGGGGTTATAGAGAATATATCTGTAAAAGATGCTTAAATACACTGATGCTCAAGTAACTTTTGCTGAAGTGCCTGATGAGGTAACTCTATGCATCAATATATCAAACTGTCCTTGTCACTGTGAAGGATGCCATTCAGCATACTTAGCAGAGGATATAGGTAAACCATTGAATTGGGATAGTCTTAATGCTCTCATATATATCAACACAGGTATTACTTGTGTATCTTTTATGGGGGGAGACGCTGACCCTGAGACAATAGACAAACTTGCTTATAATGTCAAAAGGATTGGTCTTAAGACTGCTTGGTATAGTGGTAGACAAGAGCTGTCTCCTAAGATTGACCTATGGAACTTTGACTTTATTAAGCTTGGTCCTTATAATAAAGAATTAGGGCCTCTTAATTCAAAGACAACTAATCAAAGATTCTATAATGTAGTTCATCTATCATCAGGTAAAAGTAAAATGTATGATGTAACATACAAATTTCAAAAGAAAGATGATTAAAACACTCACTAAAGAGTACAGAGAAGGTG